ATATCTCAAGGTTCTGTTTGCTTGTGCTGAATCCATTAGCACTAGCCCACTTAGCACTAGGTGGTTTGAACTTTAGTCCAGCCAAGTCTTGAGTAGGTACAAACAAATAACCAGACCCACTACAATGTGAACATTTATTTGGTTTAGCAAATGGTGTTCCATCTTTCTTTACCTTTCTTATGTATCCAGTGCCATCACATTCTGTACACTGCTCTGCCTTAGTCTTGTATACACGCTCCGTGCCAGCAGACATCAGGCTACGGAAATCAGCATCATCCATGTAAGGGTCAATAGCATTTCCCCAATACTGTTTGTCTAATACCTTGCGTCCATACACTACCCAAGATAGTTGTTCTGGACTATTAAGATTAATAGGGCTATCACCCATAAGATTCCTAACGTGAGCCTGTAATTCATTAGTCAATGTCTCCTTCTCCTGTAGAAACTCGTCATGAACCTGCTGTAAAGCTGTCATGTCTACAGTAAAACCTCGTTGATACATACGAGCAAGAGTAACACACACTTCATTAGTAAGTGTTACACTATTCATAAGCCCTGCATCATCCGGGGTATTTAGTTTGTACATCTGCCTGTCAGACAGTTGCTGGGTAGCATGTATGTCAGCAGACAAGTACTCTGCCAACTTAGGATAGTTCATATTGTAAGCTGTGCCACCACTGTTCAAGTGTTCCTTTAGACTGTCTTGCTTCTGTGTAGCCAACTCGTATCGTTCAGCACATGCCTCAAGCGTTAGTGGTTCTTTCAGACCACGTTGTAACACGTACTCTGCAAGCATGGTGTCAAAGACTGCACCATCATACGTAAAGCCTGACTCCCATAGCCACATCAAATCGTGGGCGGCATTGTGCATGATAAGTACTGTTGCCTTATCTAACCACTCTTGTACCAGAGCATGTCCGTTTGGGGTAGGTGGACAGTCCTGATGGTCAAATGTAACCAGCCGTTCTTCCCCTGTATCGGTAAGCATACCAATCATAGTAAGAGAGTTGTCAGGCTCAAAGGGGTCAAGGTGTAACTTACCATCCCTCTTCTGCCCTACGTTCTCTACGTCTAAGGTTATCTTCATCCTTCATACCTCGCTGTCTTGTAGTCCAGTTCCACATTCACCATACCATGCCAGCCATTCAGCTTGTTCTTCACGATATTAATGTGACGCATTGGACTATCTTCTTCTTGTCCTTCGACAGTAGCTGCCTTACCAATCAGTATCATCAGGTCAGCCTCTGCTGCCTTACCAGTACGTGAACCTTCCATCATAGATTGGTTCAGTGTAGTACGACCTTCTGCTTCTGCTGACAACTGTGACATGTAGAATACAGCACAGTCATATGTCTTTGCTATCTGTCTAGCATAAATAGCACAGGCTTTCAAGGCTTCATCTGGTCTGGCATAACTACCAGCTACACCAAACTTGTCACCCATGTCAAGCACAAGTACGTCAGGCTTGTACGCTTTACATACAGACTCAACCCACGGCATGTCACGACCACCTGCATCTTTAATCTTGATGTTGTTCATCACAGGTTCATACAGTGCTTTGGCCTTACCCATATTGCTCTTCACCTCTGCGGCAGACATACCTGCTGCTGCTGTAAGGTATCTAGCACCGACACGGTGGGTAGGCTCTTCATTACATAAGATAACACACTTAGCACCTTGATGTGCAAACCCACCCGGTGCAGCAATCAAGCTGGCATGGAAGGATGTTTTACCAGTGTTAGGTCTAGCACCTACCTCAATAAGCTGACCGCCACTCACACCTTCTACCTTACGTGTTACTGAGGGTAGATTAAATTGCCAACGTGCTTCCAACTCAGCCTTTGCCATGAGTGTTTCAATACTGATATCATCCCACTCAATGTTGAGGTTAGGCACAAAGTCATCACCATACCGTTCAAGCAGACTGCGTAGTGTTTCCAGTGTAGTAGCATCACCATTGACCATATCAAAGCCAATGTTTGCCACGTCCTCGCCCACTACCTGTTGAAACAACTTAGACAGCACCTCTTGTGCAATGTCACTGCCCATAGGCTGTTCCTTCTTGACCTGTGCAAACAGGCTGGCGAAGGCTTGCTTCTGTGCTGTAGTAAGCGTTGGATTGTTTGACATGAACAGTGCTTCAATCTCATCGGGTGAGACAGTACGTTCATACCTATCCATTGCTGTATCAATTGCCTGTTTAATCTTACGTACATCCTTACTGAACAGGCGGTCAGGACATTTAGAACCACGATGGTCATCGTAGAACGACTTGTCCATAAGGCTGCGTACTAGGGCTAGTTCCATATTAATTATCTCCCATGTTGGTTAGGTTTTCAAAGTCTGTTGGGTTGCGGTATTTCAAATCATCTGTCAAGCGCAGGACACGAACATTATCTACATGCCCACGTAGTTCCTTTGCCATCTGTAGGGTCTTAGGTAGTGCGTCAGGGTCTAACGCAATTATTGCCGTTGAGAACTGTGAGAGATACCTCTTGTGTGATTCGGATAGTGACGTACCCAACACGGCAACCCCACACCATACGTCATTACCCACAACTGCGGCACTCACACAGTCCTCAACAACTACAGCGACTTTACCATAACCATGTATGTATGGCAAGCCACTATTTCCGTACCGCTTCCATTTAGGTAGGCGATGTGTCAATGCACGTCCTGTTGCATCAACAATCTTTGTACCATGCCTAACAGGAAATACGGCACGTTGCTCCTTCACATCATACATCAAGCCTAACTCTTCATGGTCAAGACCATACAATTCCATAGCCCATTCAGCTACGTCAAAGTTAGCGGGTACAATGTACTCCGGCAGAGTGAATGTTTCCTGAGAAGCAAAGTCATCTGCACCTGAGAAGCCAGCACGTATGTCATCCACTGTAAGATGGACACGAGTGCCGCCTTTGATGCCACAAGAAGCCTTGTAACAATTCCACACAAGAGAACCCATATTATTAGTGACAGTGAATGTCTTGTACCCATTACAGTTAGGACAATTCATTCTCTTTGTATTACCATTAGGTATATCTATATCACTTATAATGTTTAATATATTATTATACATATATCACTCTCCTGTGCGGCACTTGTCCATGCTTATATCATGCATTTCTCGTGTCGTCAATGCATAATTCGCACTTGCAAATGTATTTTTCATGTATGGTTTAACTGACTGTGGATTACTATGTCCTGTAACCGACATGATTTGTGCCATACCGACACCAGCTTCAACCATTTCGGTTGTGCCTGTCCTACGTAAGTCCATCAGACGTAACTCTTCAGGAAGCCCTGCAAGCCTCATAGCTTGCCGACCTGCTTTGGACAGTCTATCTATACTGTATGGATGATAAGAGCCACTGACGGGTCTTGGACGGGGAACAACGTACTGTTGAAAGCCAAAGTCATCCTTCTGCTGTACCAGCATGGCTGTCAGGTCATCACTGATAGGCAATGTTACCTCTGCCCTACGCTTTGACTGTTCAAGGAACAGCTTCTGCTCATCCAAGTCAAGCATATCCCATGTCAATAGTCTCATGTCACCCAGACGCTGACACCATTCATACGCCATGTGAACAATCAGTCCAATGTTACGCCAGTTAAAGTCACTGTAACAGAATGACAGGAATGTCTGTATGTCTTGCTCTGTCCATACAACCTTGCGTTGTTTAGGTGCTTTACGTTTGATGTTGGCAAACGGATTGATTGTTGTATACTCCATCTCCATTGCGTACCTGTACACAAGTGATGACACAGTACACACGTGATTGGCAAACGTGATGCCACGCTTTACCCATTCTTCATATGCATGTTTGGCTTGCTTACTGGTCAACTCTCCATACGGCACGTCACCAAACTCACCGACCAATATGTTGAGGAAATACTTATAGTCCTTCTTAGACTTATCTCTCAACATACTGAAATCGTTGGAAGAATAGTATGTCAATACTAAATCTTCTACTGTTTTCATGCTGCAATCAACTCCTTAAATGGCTTGCTTTCAATCCACTGTGATACCTTGCTCTCACGTTGGAACATGGACACAGCACCTGTATCTTTGCCAGTGTTGCGTAGGTTGAACCCATTACGTTCATCAGCATGGCTGGCATAGTTAGTGAAGGCAGAGTATAATGACCAGACATTCTGCCCACGAACACTCGCCTCTTGATTGTATAGGCTGAACATCTTGTCTGCCATGCGGTCAGACTTTAGCAGTGTCTCAAGCATAGCTTTGACATCACCCACATACAGAGGCTTGTTAGCCCAGCCTTGCAGACGCTCTGACTGTGCATAGAATGACTGTGTAGCTTCACGTAGGTCACGAATGAACCTGTCCATTGTGAAGTTAGCAGTGTTCTTCCTGCGTATCTTGTCATGCTCACCACGTATCATGCCATTGGTGCAGAAGAAATCAATAGCACCAAAGAATGTCTGGTTAGAACAGCTACCATCAATCCCATGCAGGGCAATGATACGCTGGGCAATAGTAGTGGTGTGCTTGTCTGTCTCAATACGAGCAGTCACATTAGGCAGGGTCATGTCAAGCATAGCCCATGCATTCTGTCGGGCAGTACGCCACTTCATGTTCATGTCCTCACACTCAGCCTCACCCAGATGCTCTGTGACAGTGTTGTGTACACCCTCAAAGAACTCTGTGTGTGATGCACACTGGAATGTGTCACCTACGACACCGATATATTCACCTGTGTCACCATTGATTACATACTTCTTGTCCTTCACCTTAGTAGGCTCAAACTCTACAGCAAAGTCAAGGTTCTCAGGAATCATGTCCTGCATCGGAATATCAAACGGCATATCTTATCTCCTTATGTTTGTTAAATGTCAACTGATGGTTAGTTATATCACGAGAATAAAATAATAACAACAGTTAATACTATTATTTCACCTACCATATATCCTAACAGTGTTTCCACTACTCCTCTCCCATGTTGAATTGATTGCGTATTACCTCAGTAATATCTTCTAACTCGTTAAATGTATCACAGTATATGTAACGTACACCAGCACCATACAAGGCTTCATTTACAATATCGTTAGACAGTTTATACATCTTGTGTACTGCAATCAACTGCTCTGGTGATAGGTTGTCTAACCGCACCTGCCTTGCATCACGCTCTGCCTGTTGTTTCTTTGCCCAATAAGCAATGCGTTCATCTGTATTCATGTTCTCTAGTTTCTTTTTGCTCATGCTACTTCTCCTTTGTATACATTGTTGATTAGCCAATCCGGTGTAGGGTTTAGCTTGTTCTCCTTGCACCAGTCTGTCGTGTCGTACTTCCACTTGTAATACTTACGATACGCACCTATGGGCCAGTCCTCTTGTGTCCTGCACTCCTCATCCACACTACCAAAGCACTGCGGGTGTGGCGTGATGTTGCCATCAGGTATGTTTACCTTCAGCTTCTCGAACAGAGGTATCAACGACTCGCACTTGTGCGGCTTGCCATACCTGCGTGTCTTCTCTCTACACATCTGTTTGAGTAGTGTCAATGCCCACTCATAGTTAGCCCGTGTCTCGCCAGCCCAGACTGTACACGGATGCTTGGCGTGTGCCTTTGGACCATTCTGCGTACCCATACGCTCGTTGAACTCAGCAAATGTCTCATCCTCATTGCCCATATGTCTGTGTAATGCGTGTGATAGCATCTGTGCTTCTTCCAATGGCATCTTGACAATGTGTTTGTCACACAGTGACTTAGCAATGTCGGATTGGAAACACTCAATTAGAAATCTATTCATCTGTTTTCTCCTTACGCTTTATCTCATTGCTACACACATAGCATACCAGTTTATGTGCATATAGCAACCATTCTTTGGGTATGTGCATAATGTTTTTGCAATGCTGACATATGTGCTTAATCATCTGGATACAACCCCTGCCGCACAAAGTCTGCAAGCACACGCCTTTTGTCTACACCATCCTCTAGCAGTTCTGCCAGCAGGTGATGTATGTTAGACAAAGAGTATTGCAAACAGTATCGCATTTCTTCTACCACTGCCCTGATTAATCTTTCGTCTGGTGTCTCACTCATCTATTGTCTCCACTGTTAGTTTACAATCTACCATGTTTGTTTCATCCCAGATGTTTTCGTGAGTAGCCCTATCACGTGCATCGTCTATATCCTCTGCTTCTACCTCAATGCGGTGGGTAATGTCAATCCATACTACATAATTATTCATCATCTGTCTCCTCAAATGTCATATCCTCGTGGATTTCCCAATCACCACCGACTATAACCCAATCTACGTTATCTGCCTGTGCTTTTTCGTATGCTTCCTCTGCATCCTTTGCCTCAATCAAGGCATCCTTGAACACATACTCTGTTGCCATTACTTTGTACTTAGGCATCGTCATTCTCCTGATTAAATTCATTCCATGCCTCAGTGAATACCTCATTGAATGCGTGGTAGTTTGCATCTTCAAATGCAGCTTGGGCAATCTCAAATATGTCTTGTCCTTGCCACTTCACAGATTGTGATAGCTTCATGCCTCGTTCTAAATTATTCATCATCATTCTCCTCTAAGTCATCTACGTCAAGCCCATCAGCCATATATGAATAGTCAATGTTTGGTGCATGGAATACAGCAATCTCACCTTGTTCATTGAGTACATGGTTGCCATTTTCATCAACCACATAAAAGGTCATATCCCACACACCTATGCTGTATGATTTGTTTGGGTCAAACTTAGTCATCTTCATTCTCCTTCATCTCCTGAATATCCGTGGATAAACTATCTCTTATCTGTGAGTCATACTGACTTGCTATGTTAAGTAGCTTTCCTACGTAGT